CCGCCGTATCCGCTGCCTCCGTTCTTGAGGCTCTTTACGGGGCTCAGGCCGGCGCTGCCGTAGGGGTCGCCGAGGAAGGTGCTGCCGGCGGCGTTCGTCGCCTTGGTCTTGGCCTCCGCCGGTGCTGCCGCCTTCGCCTTCTCCGCGGTGTAGGCCTTCTTGGCTGGGGCGGTCGTCGTCGGCTCTGCGGCCGCCTGGGCGCTGCCCTCGTCCATGACGGTGAGGGCGACGCAGTGGCAGTGGACGCTCTCGCCGGCGGGCAGGCTCGGGTCTCTCGGGTAGAGGGCGGTGTAGGGGCCGATGGTAAAGAAGGCGTCGTGGTCGATGGGGCCCGTCGTCCCTCCTGGGGCGTAGGCCGCCTCGGCGGCGAGGTGGCTGGCTCGGGCTCCGGGCAGGTGGGCGTTGAGCCACCGCTTCTTGACTTGGGTGGGGTCGCCGGCGGCGGCGAGGGTGGCGGCGAGTTGGGTTTGGGCGTTCTGCGTTCCGAGGGCGTGGGCCCGGCCGACCTCGGTGACGACGATGGCCCTCGCCCGGTGGGCGATGCTCGAGAAGTGGTTGGCGTCGGTGAGGTTCTTGCCGATGGCGGCTGCGGCGGCGAGGGGGCTCTTGCTGCCGATGACCACCGAGGCGATCTCGCTGTTGATCCGCTTCCTGGTCTCCGTCGCCAGGTTCTGGACCAGGTCGGCGCTGAACTGCTGCATGATTTGGAGCTGGTCGAGGGTGACGCCGGCGGCTAGAACGTCTACGCCCTGCCGGCCGTAGATCGGCTTGAGGGCGAGGTCGACGCCGAGGGCGTGGCCCTGCTCCTGGAGGTCGCTGATGGTTTTCCCCATGTCCTCGGCCAGGTTGGCGGTGGTCTGGTCGATGCCGGCCCGGGCCCGGTTGAGGAGGGCCCTGCTCGGGCTGTCGAGGTCAAGCTGGGCGAGCTGGTCGATGACGTCCGCTCGGGCCTTGTCGAGCAGTTCGATCATGGCGGTCTCCGCCTCGCCGGTCAGGTTCCCAAGCTGGCCGAGGATGGCGTAGAGCTCGTCGGCGTACTCCTCGGGGTTGGTGGCCTCCCGGAGGCGGCTGGCCTCCTGCGCCTCCGTCGTCGGCTCGCTGGCGTAGAGGGCGGCGAGTTGCGCTCGGGCCCGTTCCTTGGTCCGGTGGCAGCCTTCGAGGTCGCCGTCGTCGTCCTTGATGACGCCCCAGGGGCGGCTTGTCGGGCATCCGGCGGCCTTGGCGACGTGCCAGGGCATCAGAGTTGCCTCTGCAGGGCCTCCGCTGCTCCGCTGCGGGTTGCTCGCCTCGCCATGGCCTCCAGGGCTGCGAGGGCTTCCTCGTCGTCGATTTCGCCGTCCTCGTCGGGCTCGGGAAGCTCGTCGGCGGGGACGCCAAGGCTGGGGAGGAGGCGGCGGACGATAAACCGCATGGCGTCGCGGTCGGCCAGGTCGAGCATGTCGAGTTGGGCGAAGGCTCCGGCGACGGCGGCGATGCTCGCTGCGGCCGCCTCGATCTCGTCGTCGGTGAGGGCGGGCGTGATGACTTCGACGGTGTCGCCGGCCGGCACCATGTCTCCGGTCGGGTTGCCCTGCTCGTCGTAGCGTTCGACGACGGCGGGCAGCATCCCGGCGGCGACCTTCCGGTCGACGGTGAAGCGGAGGGCCTCCTCCATCTGCGCCTTCCAGACGGCCTGGGTGTCGGCGAGGGCTCGGAGGACGGGGACGTCCATCTGCTCGGCGGTGCTCCGGTTGGCGTCCTCCGGGTCGCCCAGCCAGTGGGGTGCGAGGCCGGCGCCGGTGGCGATGAGGCGGAGGATGAACCTGGCGCCTGCCACGTCCTCGTAGGCGCCGATGCTCGGCTGGGTGGCGTCTACCTCCATGGCGTTGCTGCGGAACCGTACGCTGCCGCTCCTCGGGGCTGTCGTGCCCCAGATGGCCTTGGCCTGTTCGACCTCCTCGGCTCCGCCCTCCACGCCGACGTCCCAGAAGAAGGCTCGGACCGCCTTCATCCGTTCGATCAACTCCCAGAGGGTCTGGTCGTAGGCGTCGAGCCAGTCCAGAAGGGGGAGGAGAAATGGGGTGCCTCGGGTGCTCGCTCCGATCCGGTCGTAGAGCCAGGCGAACGTGTCGCCGGTGAGGAGGCCAAGGTCGTCCAGGGCGGGGTCGGTCTGCCGGCGGACGATCTGGAGGGGCTTCTGCTCCTCGGTGGCGTGAAGGTGGACGGTCTCCAGGACGAGCTGGTTCATCTTGCTGGCGGTGATCTTGTCGACCTGCTGGGGGTCGATGAAGCCGATGGTGGTGTTGCCGGCCTCGTCGGTGGCGACCGGGTGGAAGCCTTCGCCGTAAAGCAGCCAGTCTCGGGCAAAGCGGCGGTGGTTGAGGTCCATCTCGTTCCGCTCGGCGTACCAGAACTCCTCGATGGTGGCCTGGACGTCGGGGTTGTCGGCGCTGAGGGCGAACCCGTCGCCGGCCATGAAGGTCGTGTAGATCTTCACGATGCGGTTGGCGAGGGCGTTCTTGCGGTAGAGGTCCACGCTGATGTCCTGCGCTCGGCGGAGGGTGGCGCCGGTGAGGTCTCGGAGGCCGTGGCCGGTGATGCGGTAGAGGTGGTCGTCGGGGTCGACCCTCGGGGCCGCCTCCTCGATGTGGTTGATGATGGTGGGGCTCGTCGGTTGGACGCCGAGGAGGTTGGCGAGGCCGTCGGTGAGTCTGCTCATCGGGGCCCAGCCTACAACGGAAGGCGCCCCGGCTGCGGGGTCTCCGCTGGCCGGGGCGCTGTCGCCTCCGCTCCGCTCCGCTGGTGGGGAAGGCTAGAGGTTCTTGGCGCAGATGGGGCCGATTCCCCTCGCCACGCTGGCCTCGTCCTCGAGCTGGCGGTTGCAGATGCCGCAGCGTCCGGTGATGTGGCCGTAGCGGGCTGCTGCTGCTGTCGGGTCGGCGACGATGGCCTTGAGGGCGTCTGCGATGTCTCCTTGGTAGGTGCCGTCGGGGGCTTGGCGGCCGTAGTTGCGGCGGTTGCCGTATTCGGCTCCGTCGTCGACGAAGGTGTAGCCGGCCCACCGGCCCTTGTCGACGTGGTTGACCCGGACCTTGAGGCGGGTGTCGCCGTCGGGGACGGCGTAGTAGCCGCTGGGGATGGTCCGCAGGTCGATGCCGGTCTCGGGGCGGCTCGCCTCGGCTTCCTTGCGGGCGGCCCGCTCGGCGGCCTTGGCGTCGCATTTCGCCTTCATGCTCTCGGCGGCGGCCCACTGTTTTGGGCTCAGGCTGTCGGCGGCCATGCCCTTGCGGTAGAACTGCTCGGCGAGGCTCTTGGCGAATTCGCTCCAGTTCTGCTGGTTGAGCCAGGCGGCCAGTTCCCGCTTGGCGTCGAGGTCGGCCTGCCGTTCGGCGGCGAGGGCCTCGGCGTTCTCGGGGTCGTATTTCGGGTCGTCGAAGCTGGCGCCGTCCTTGTCGGGGTCCAGGTGGTAGGCCTTGATGTCGGTGTCTCTCATGGCTCCAACATTGCCGCAACCCTCCTCGGGTGTCAAGGGGGTTGCGGCAGTTTCCTAGGGGGTGAGGTGGTAGGCGTTGACGAGCTGCCGGCCCCACGCCTGGGTGGTGTTCTGGCATGGCGGGCAGTTGCAGCCGGCGGGCGGCCAGGGGCCCGCCTGGGTGTTGGGGATGGGTTCGCCGGTGCGGTCGCTGAACCTCGGGCCCTGCTCGATCCGCTCCCGGCAGGGGCCGCAGAGGGCGTAGCTGCCGTCGGCCGGCACGGGCATCGGCTCGTCGCCCCAGGCGGTGAGGATCTGGCTGCTGCAGATGTCGCAGTACCAGGCTCCTCCCTGCGGGTCGGGCAGCTTGAGGAAGACGGCCTCGCCCATGGGGGTGTCGACGGTGTCGCCGGTCTGGTGGGGGTTCATCTCGTTGGCGAAGGCGCGGTGTCCTCGGGGGTTCATGATCCAGTGTCGCTGGTCGCTCATCGCTGGTGCTCGTGGACTCGGGTCGTCGCCGCTGCGGCGAAGGCCTCGTAGGCGTTGTGGTCTAGGCGGCCGTCGAGGTGGTCCTGTATCCACTCCTCGCCGTTGGGGATGGCGTGCCAGGTTTCGAGCCAGGCGACCTCCTCGGGGAAGCCGGCCCGGATGCGCTCCCGGTTCTCCGGGTCGGCCTTGGCGAGGAGGCGGAATAGGCCGGCGGTGAAGTTGGTCTCTCCTCGGCGGGCCTCCTCCCAGTGGTGGGCTAGTTCTCGTGCTCGTGGTCCGGTCATTCTGTGCTCCCTTCTCTGAGCCAGGCTGCCGCCTCCGGTGGGAGGGGCGTGATTTTCATGGGTTCGGGTGCTCGGCCGGTCTCGGTGATCCGCATGAGGCGGACGCCGGGCTGGCCGTTGGCGAGGTGGTGGGCGACGGCGGCGTCGATGGCGGCCTCCCTGGTGTGGTGGCTGCGCTGAATGTCGCGCCAGGTGAGGCTGGTCTTGTCCCACCATTGGACTTTCCAGTAGGGGTCGAAGCGGACGCTGCCGGCTCGGCGTGGGCGGCTCATCGGCGGGCCCTTCCCTGCCGGCAGGCCTCGGTGGTCTCGAGGCCGGCGAAGGCTCGGCGGTTCCGCTCGGCGATCCACTGGCGGGCCCGGCGGACGGTGGCCTCGGGGTAGCCGAAGCCGGAGGCCTGCTCGGCGAGGATTTCGCCTGCCTGCTCGGCGAGGAGGTCGAGGTCCTCGTCGGGGATGTGGTTCAGGTTGGTCATGTTGCTTCCCTTCTCGTGGTCGCTCATTCGGCTGTCTCGGCGTCGAGGAGGGCCTGCGCCTCTGCCTCGGTCTCGTAGGGGCCGTACCAGCCTCTGCCCATGTTGGTCCAGAAGGCTCCGGTGTGGTCGATGCCGACGCCCCAGCCTGCCTGGCCTCGCCATGGCTTGGCGGTGCGCCAGTCGGGTGTGTCGTCGTCGCCGAGGTCGGCCCATGCCTGGGCAACCCTGGCCTTGGCTGCTGCGGTGCGGTCGCTCATTCGGCTGCTGCTGTCGTGTCGATGGTGATGGCGACGATGCCGTTCCGCTGCATCCAGTTGCGGGCGAGGGTGAGGCTGTCGATCCTCGGGCCCAGGTCTTTGAAGGTCTTGGTGCGGGGCTCGGCGTTGGCCGGCATGTAGATGGTGCGGTAGGTGACCGTGGTGGTCGTTGGTGTGGTGTCTCTCATACGGTCAACTATGCCGCCTCCACCCTCGGGTGTCAAGGGGTTTGGTGCGGTTTCTTAGCCGTGGGCGAAGGGGCAGTCGTAGATGTCGTGCGGCTGGCAGTAGGGCTGCTCCCGGAGTTCCCAGCCCTCGTGGGTGGTGGCGTGGTGGACGCTCTGGCCCTGGGCTCGGAGAAGCCAGGCGAAGGCCTCGCCGTAGGTCATGCCGCTCGGGCTGCGCTGGGTGCCGTCGCGGTAGACGGCCCAGCCGGTTTCGCCGCTGGTCGTGTTCTCGGGCTCGTCGTGGAGGTGGTCGCTCATTGTCGAGGTCCTTCGTGCCAGGCGTCGCGGAGGCGGTCCCAGGCCCGCTCCAGTGTGGCAGCTTCGCCTCCTCGGCCGTCCTCTGCGAGCTCCTGGCTGGCTCGGTCGACGGCGCCGGCGAGCTGTCGGTATTGGGCGTGGGTGAGGGTGAGGGTGAGGCGCTTCCGGATCGCTCGGGGCCTGCTGGCGCTCATGGCGTGCTCCGGTGTCCGGGGTGGCGGCATTCCTGGCCGGCGTACTTCTCGGCGAGGCGTTCGGCGTGGGCCCTGCCTCGCTCCGTGATGATCCAGTCGAGGGCCTTCTCGTCGGTGCTGGTGATGTGGCCGGCGAGGTTGAGGGCCTTCCCGAATTCGCTCCAGCCCTGGCGTCCGGTGCGGCCGCCGGTGGGGCCGAAGATCCAGCCTCCGACGTGGCCGTGGTGGCCGCTGATCTTGGCGTAGGCCTTCGCTGCGTTGGCTCGGCCTTGGTAGGTGCTCCTCATTCGGCTGCTCCTCGTTCTTGGAGGACGATGCGGATGGCCTGCGCCTTGATGCGGGTCGCTGTCCGGGCCTGCTTGCTGAGGCCGGTTTCGAGTTCCTGCTCGTAGCCGGCGAGGTGCTTCCGCAGTTCCTCGGTGGTGGTGTCTCTTGGTGTGAAGGTCGTCATGCGGTTCGGCTCCTACCAGGTCTGGCAGTTGGTCTCGATGCTGATGGCGCTGTGGCGGACGCTGCATCCGGGTGTGCCCTTCTCGCAGGGGTCGGTCTCGGCGCGGTAGGCGGTTGGGGTGTTCTGGTCGATGGCCTCGGCTCGGCTCCGGTGGTGCTCGGTGCTGGTGTGGCCGTTCCGGTCTGTGCTCTTGAGCCAGACGCAGGTGCCGCCGTCGCAGAAAAGCTCGTCGCAGCAGGCGGTGTAGCCGTCGTTGTTGCCGGGGTTGGGCCGGCCGCAAAGCTCGCAGTGGGTGGCGGTCGGGTCGGCGGGCTTGACTTGCTCGACTTCCCAGGTGCCGTGTTCGGTGGTCAGGGTGAAGCGCAGGTTGGTGTCTCTCATACCCTCTACTATGCCGGGGCCCCGGCCTGGTGTCAAGGGGTTTGGGGCGGTTTCCTACCAGATGCGGGAGACCCGGTCGGCGGCGTAGGGGTCGCTGGGCTCGTCGGCGAGGTCGGCTTCTATGTCGGCGGCGTAGCCGGCGATCTCGGGCTTGTTCCTCAGGTCGTTCCACGCCCAGTAGCCGGCGTCCACCAGGTCGAGGGGGTGGGTTTTGGGGAAGCGGGCGAGGGCTTTCTCGAGGACGAGGTGGGTGCCGGTGACGTGGCGGATGCGGCGGCCGGGCTTCTCGTAGTCGGCGAGCATGATGCTCGCTCGGTGGGTCTTGGGGTCTTGGCCCTGGCCGGCCTTGGCCTCGGCGAAGCGGATGCGGCGGATGCGGTCCCGGTCGTCGCCGGTGGCCTCCTCGGCGGCGGCGGTGCGGGCCTCGCGGAAGGTGCTGCGCCAGGTGTCTCCTCCCTGGTCGGTTTCGACGCCGACGTAGGTGGCGCCGTAGCGGGCGGCGGTCTGGATGGCCCGCTTGATGGCGGCGAGGGGTGTGCTCCTCTGCTCCCACGAGTGGAGGCGGTAGATCGTGTCGCCGGCGATGCCGTCGGCCTGGATGGCGTGGGCGTCGCTCTGGTCTTTCTTGGTGACGGCCGGGTCCACCCAAACGACGACCCGGTCGAGGGGCGGCACGTCGTCCCAGTCGATGCGGAGGGCGGCGAGGTCGAGGTGGTCGAACATGCCGCCGGGTGGCGCCTCGACTTCGTGTTGGGCTTCTTGGAGGAATGCGGTGATGCCGATCTCGTCGATGTCCGCCTGGCAGGTGTCGAGGTCCTGGCCGGCCCAGGTCGGGGTGCCGCTTGTGATGACGATGCGGTCCCGCTTGGCGGCGTAGGTGAGGTCCTCGACGGCGGGGACGGGGCCGCTGATGTGCGCCTGGGTGAGGAAGCCGGCGCTGCCGTCGGCGAGCTGGGCGAAGATGCTGGTGGGGTGGACGAGGTTCTGGATGAACATGAGGGCCCGGTCTGCGCTGCCGGCGGGGATGAGGGTTTGGGTGATGGTCTCCCGCTTCTTGTCGGTGGTCGCCTGGCTGTCGTGGCGGCCGTCGATGTCGTCGAAGACGATGAGGCCGGGGCGGGCCTCCTCGATCTTGATGCCTCGGGCGGCGGTGTCGAGGCCTACGGCGTCGACGGTGAAGCCGGCTGCGGTCCTCAGGCGGTTGCGGCGCCAGCCTCGGCTGCTGCCGTACTTGTTGACGGCTCGGCGGGCGAGGTCGGGGTAGAAGGTGGCGAGTTCGCTGCTCTCGAGCATGGCGCCGACGGTCTCGACGTGGTCGTCGGCCTGGTCCTGGACCTCGCTGACGTACCAGGCGTAGTTGCGGGTGGGCCGGCGGCTGCCGTCCTCCTGCTGGCGTGGGGCGCCGAGGGCGATGGCGCCCATTTCGGCGTTGGTGCTCTTGGCTCCTCCTCGTGGCCAGATGCCGACGAAGGGGCGGGGCCGGCGTCCCGGTTGAATGTCCCACAGCCAGGTCCAGAAGCGGCGGTGGTGCGGGGCGTCGGCGATGATGGCGCCGTCGTGGGCGGTCTGGTATTTCTCGAAGAGGGCGAGCTTCCAGGTGAGGGGGTCTGCCTCTAGGCGGGCGACCTGCTCCGGGCTGGCCGGCATCGGGTTCAGTCCTTGCGTTCGATGCCGGCGTTCGGGCCCCACATGACGCCGCTGCCGGCGTCCTTGTGGAGTCCGCCGTGGCCTTTAGGACGGTCGCAGAACATCGGCCACGTCCTCCCGGCGTAGTTGGCGTGGGCGCATCGTTCGACGTCGTAGCGGGCCCACAGGCGGCGCCAGAGGCGGCGGGTGTGGATGCGGGCCCGGCGGATCACCGGAGGAGGCGCTCTATGTCCGTTCGGTCGTGCGGCCGCCAAACGTAGACCTCGGGGAGGCCCGGTGCGGCGTCTGCGGTCCCTTTGAGGGCTCGGAGCCACTCCTGCTGGTCGGCGGTCGGCCGGCCCTTCTCGGTCTTGAGCTCGGCGAAGATGATCCGGCCGTTCCGGGCGAGGGTGAGGTCGGGGTAGCCCCGGTCGCCTTGGATGGGCGTCATCCACCGGCCGTCCCTGGTCCGGGCGGGGCGGG